TCGCGTTCGCCGGTGCTGAGGACGAATGCGGGCTCAACGGTGACGGCACCGCGACCTATCACGGCTGCCGCGGCCTGTGGTACCGCCTGGAGCAGGGGCACTTCACGGGCTGCTACCCGCAGTGCGTGGCGGGCCACGACACGATGGCCGAAGTTGACGAGGCCGATCTCGCCAACCTGCACGGCAAGGTGCCGGACAAGTGGCGCCAGGGCCTGACGTGGCTCTGCAACCCGTTCTTCAAGGCGGCCGTGTTCGACCGGCTGCTGAAGGCGGCAGGCGGCAATCTGGCCACCAACCTCGCCGGTGCGATGCCGACGACCTACGGCGGCTACCCCATCATGACCTCGGAGAAGATGTACTGCCCGGCGACCGCCGCGACCCAGGCCAGCGGCAAGATCCCCGTCCTGTTCGGGAACTTCCGTGGCGCCATGTCGTTTGGCGACCGCCGCGGTATCTCCATCGCTACGAGCGTAGACCGCTACTTCGAGACGGATCAGTTGGCCATCCGCGGCACGATCCGGTTCGACGTGGTTTCGCACGAAGCCAACGTCGCGGCCGGCACCGCCGGACCCGTGCTCGGCTTGCGCCTCTTGAGCTGATGAATGACGGGCCGAGCGCTGCCTAACCGCGGCGCCCGGCCTGTACCATACCAACCCTACAGCAACGCCAACCAACCTCCACAAACCAAAGGAACACGAAAGATGCTCAAGCTCGAAAGCAAACTGGTGGTCGGGTTCGACGCGACCACGGGCAGCAGCAACAGCACCCTGACCGCGCAGTTCGATACGGTCGGCTTCAGCCGCGCCGTCATCAACCTGTGGCACGGCGGCGTAGCGGCGGCGGCCACCGCCGACGGTCCCGCGACCCTCAAGCTGGGCGAGGGCGACACCTCGACGGCGTACACCGACATCGCCGCGTTCGTTGACGGCGGCGCCGGTGGCTTCACCGGCACCCCGGCGGCGACGGTCGTGACCAACACCAACTGCTACCGGTTCGACGTTGACCTGCGCGGCCGCAAGCGCTGGCTGAACCTCACCTGGACGCCGAACGCCTCTCAGGCGACGACCCAGTTGACGGTCCAGTGCGTGGCGGAACTCTACCGCGCGCAGTCCGGTCTCGACACGGCGGCCAAGCAGGGCTGCTTGCAGTTGATCTCCGGCTAACGCCTCCTCTCCTCCTCTGTTGGGGTGGGGCCGGTACTGAGCCGGTCCCACCTTTCTCAACAACCACGCAACCGAAAGAGGGAGTCCGTACATGGGAGTACGTCTTAACCTCGGCTCAGGCGCCAAGGATCTCGCTGGCTACGAGAACCTGGACGCCAAGAACGGCCGCAGTGTCTACCCGCTGACCGAATACCCGGACGGCTGCGCCGACGAAGTGCGCGCCAGTCACCTGCTTGAACACTTCGCCAATGCCGAAGTAGTCAAGGTCGTCAAGGAATGGCTGCGCGTGTTGAAGCCCGGCGGGCTGCTGCGTATCGCCGTGCCCGATGCCAAGCGCATCGCGGAACTGTACCTCGACACGTCGCGCAAGGGGCCGCTGCCGGTTGAGCCGTGGCTCATGGGCGGGCAAGCCGACGCGCTCGACTACCACAAGACCATCTGGGATAGAGATAAGCTGCGGGCGCTGTTCCGGCACCTGGGCATGTACCGCATCGAACAGTGGACTTCGGAAGGCGACTGTGCGGCGCTGCCAATCTCGCTGAACCTACAGGCGCGCAAGGCCACCGCCGACCAGGAACGCAAGTGGAAGGTTGAGGCTGATATTTCAGTGCCACGCCTCGGCTTCATGGACAACTTCGTCTGCTGCTTCGAGGCGCTGATCCCCAATGACGTGACCATCCGCCGGCAGACGGGCGCCTTTTGGGGCCAGTGCCTGGAGCGCGGCATGGGCATCTCAATGGAGAACAATGCCGACATCATCATCACGATTGACTATGACTCGGTTTTCGACGCCAGCGACGTAGCGGAGTTGGTCTGGCTGATGAAGGGCTGGCCCGAGATTGACGCGCTGGCCTCGATCCAGGTAGCCCGTGGCTGGAAAACGCCGCTGGCCACGTTCCTGGGCCCGGATGGCAAGAACCGCTGCGAGTTCCCGCGCGAGTACTTCGACGAAGACACGTGCCCGGCGACTACGGCGCACTTCGGCCTGACCGCTATCCGCGTGGCATCGCTCAAGAAGCTGCCGCACCCGTGGTTCCTGGGCCAGCCCAATGACAAGGGCGAATGGGGCGAGGGCCGCGTTGACGATGACATCTACTTCTGGCGCCAGTGGAAGAAGCACGGGATGACGCTGCACCTGGCCAACCGCGTCGTGGTCGGCCATATCGAGACCGTGATCCGCTGGCCAGACCGCAACTTCAACCTACTGCAACAGGGCGTGTCGGAGTATCAGAAGGACCGGCAGCCACCGGAGGACGTATGGCGGTAACTGCTATCAGATTGCCAGACGGCTGGGGTCACGCCGTAACCAGTGTGCCGGCGGTTGAACCACTGACGGCCGCCGACTTCCGCGGTCACGCCAGGGTGACGGCTACCACGGAAGACACGTACATTACGAGCCTCTTGAAGGCGGCGCGGCTGCACGTGGAAAACTACCTGCGGCGGAAGCTGATTACGCAGACCATCACGATCACCATGGACGGGTTTCCCGGCGGCAACTTTTCCCTGCCGTTCCCGCCGGCTATCGCGCTCACGACCGTCAAGTATCGCGATACCGCGTCCACCCAGCAGACGCTGGCGCCCACGCCGACGATGCGGCTGGGCAACCCCAACCTATGCGCCGTAATCCTGGAGCCGGACGCCGGCTGGCCGTCAACCGACGACGAATCACAGGCCATCGAGATTGCCGTGCAAGTCGGCTATGGCGCTACCGGCGCCAGCGTACCCGAAAGCATTCTGCTGGCCATCAAGCAACTCACCAGCCACTGGTATGAGAACCGCGAGCCGGTAGTCGAGGGCGCGGCATTGCACGAAATGCCGCTGCACGTCAAGGCGCTGCTGGCCGAACACCAATGGTACTACTGACCCATGCAAGCCGGGAAGCTGCGAAACTACGTCACGATCCAGACGTACACGAACACGCAAAACGCCTATGGCGAGACCGCGAAATCGTGGGCGACGTATGCCAGCGTCTGGTGCGAGATTCGCAACCCCTACGGCAAGGAAATCGAGCAAGCCGGCCAGCAGAAGGCCACGCTGACACACGTTCTGGTGTGGCGCCACTTGGCTGGCGTGACGCCGGATATGCGGGTGCTGTTTGGTACGCGCGTGTTCCAGATCGTCAGCGTCAACCCGGACCCCACCAGCGCCATTTTCGATACCGTCAACGTGCTTGAGGAGGCGGCCCATGCCTAGAACCGATCCGGCACGGGTGCGGAGCGCGGCGAAGGCGCAGATCATGGGCTTCTTCGACGCCAGCGGCGTTAGAAATACGCTGGGGGCGCTGAAGCTGTCCACGGTCAAGCGCATTGCCAAGCCGGCCGTCTACAAGGCCATGAACCACCCGCTGGCTATGGCTATCGCCATCGCTCCCGTGCGCAAAGACCCCGAGTTTTGGGCGCTGCCCGGCGCGCTGAAGCGAGCCATACGCAAGATGGTCTACAGCCCGAAGTGGGGGAAGTACGCCAAGGGTGTGCACGGGATGCTGTACGTCAGCAAGGACGAGAACTACCAGTACTATGACGAGTTTGGCGAACAGAAGTGGAATAAGCCGACCAAGTACGCGCACCTGGTCGAAAAAGGCCACGGCGGCCCGCGCGCAGCCCCGCCTTACCCGTTCTTCTCGCGGGCCATGGAAGCCACCGCCGGCCAGGTCAAGGAAACGCTGGCCAGTACCGCCAAGGCCAGGATCGCGGCGGTCCTGCCCATGATCCGGCGCAAGGGGCGCACCCCATGAAGCAGGCGCTCATAGCATGGATCAAGGCTGACGTTACATGCGCCGCGCTGGTTGACACCCGCGTCTATTCGTGGCCGGCACCTACCGGCGCCACCGAGCCTTACCTGACCGTTACGCGGGTATCGTCCACGCAGCCCACGCAACTGAACGCGGTTGCCGGCTGGGTGGGCGAGTCCTGGATGATTGAGGTGTACGCGCCTACCGACCTCGCGGCCGAGCCCGTAGCCGTCGCACTGCGCAACCGCCTCAACTGCACCGGGCCGCAGGCCACGCTGCCGTATCCGCTGAAGTCGTGCATCGTGCAAAACTGCGCTGACGGCACGTTCCGCGACGTTGACGACGGCGACGGCATAGTTGCTAAGAAGACGCTCACCCTCGCACTGAAACGCACCACCTAATAGGAGAATGCCAACATGGCGGACCTCATTGACGCGCAAGGAACCACGCTGACGACCGCGGGGCTTACCGCCTCGCCCATCGCCATCGGCCTCCCCGGCTGGGAGAAGTCCGAGATCAACCGCACCACGCTCGCCAACGTGGCGCACACCACGTCGCAGTTGAGCAAGCTGAAGAAGTGGGATCCGCTCACCTTCATGCTGCCGTATGACGCCACGAAAGCGTTCAGCAACATCCCCAGCACCAACCAGGTCTGGACCGTCACGTTCCCCAGTGCCGGCGGCGCCTGGACATTCTGGGGCACGGCCAAGAAGATGGGCAAGGTCGAGCTGATCGTGGACGCCAACCAGACCGAGCAGTTGGCGTTTGAGATCGAAGTCACGATCACTAACCTCAATGGTGCCAGCGCCGAAACCGGCCCGGCCTTCGCGTAAGCGTAGGCAGAGCAGAAAGGAAGTGAGCCAATGAGTGTCACGGGACGAATCTCCGAGACCATCACGGTAGGCGGAGTCAACTTCAACTCCGTTATCAG